TGATGATCCAGCAGCAATGGCAGCCGGAGCTCCTCCGCCACCTGCTTCTCCCGTAACGGACACCCCACCACCTCCGCCGCCACCTCCAGCACCAGACCTAGGAACGTCTCCATCCACATTACCTCCAGATCCAAATGCACCTCCTCCTGGACCGGAAGAACCTACCGATTTGAAATTCGTTTTCATACAGGACGCCGCTCAAAAGAAGTGGTACGGAATTCACGATAAGGCAGGCGGAGTCAAGCGCTTCACCGTGTACTCGGTAAGTAAGGAAGATCTCGACGAATGGCTCACCACTCACAAGGACGATGAGAACAAGGAAATCGTTACTGCTGCACTAAACGGAAAGAGGCTTATGCCTTCTTCTGTGTATTCCGATTTCAAAAGGGAAGTAACCAATGGAACTTTAGGTTCCGATAAGGGAACCATCGACATAACGTTCGATTCGGAGACAGATTTCGATAATCCAGCAACTGAAGACTTGAGCGTAGTATTTTTAAAATCAGGAAAATGATACAGGATTTTTTGCGGTTCGTGTACGAGTCAAAGTACGATTCTTTTGCCGAAAAGATAACGGCTGAGGTCATGCAATTAGTGGCTAGTGGAACCGACAAAAAAGTCAAGAAGAGAATCAATCGTTCTATTGAGTTCGTCGATCTGGCAAATTTCACTCTTACTCTATCGATAATCAGAAGCTCCATCTTCGAACCGACTAAACGAACTAACTTTAAAAGCTTACCCTGGGAGAGCATAAATTTCAAGCATAATGGATTCGCATTAGACGCAAATTCATTCATCCCAAAGGACGGAGAGGATCCAGAGATCGTCCTGAACGTCGTTATCAATCCGGAAACCGAACCTGAATCTCACGAGAAACTCTATTACAAGCTTTTAGACTCCATTCGTCACGAGTTGGAACACGTTCTTCAAAAGGGAACTAACGTCCAGTACTATCATACGGGAAGGGACGTAGATAAGAATCGTAAGGACTCGGAAGATTCTTACGAATATTTTTTGCTTCCGGACGAAATGCCAGCAATGGTGTCAGGGATGAGACTCGCATCGATCAAAAAGGGAATCCCGATAGACCAAGAGTTCCAGGAATATTTGGCACCAATACTTTCAGCAGGTTTCATAACTCACGACGAGTTCGAAAAAGTAATGACGAATTGGATCAAATTCACGACCCGTCATTTTCCGAACACTCAAATAAGTAAAAAGTATCGATTCCGTTAAAACCGGTAGCCGGTCACTGATATAATAACAACAAAAATAACATTCATCATGGCAAAAACTTGGTTAGAAAATCTGAAAAGAGCGCTTAGTGAACTTGAAGTCGAGTATGCAAAATTCAACGATAAGGGTAACAACTCAGCCGGAACTCGTGCTCGTAAACTTCTGCAGGACATCAAATTGGCTGCGCAGGAAGGTCGTAACGACATCCAGGAAACTAAGGCCACTGCTAAGAGTTAAGTAGCGACTATCTCCTTTCTTTAATTGCCTATGGGCAGAGGTGAAAACTTTTGCCCCTTTTTTATGAAACTTTTTTGACCCAGATTGTACAATTTTATATCTAAAAGTCTCTAAAATAATCATTACGAACAATGGAAGACCTTTTTAATCTTAATCCTGACGATTTCACTGGAAACGCTGGTGGAAACAGAAAAGTCGACGAAAACCTTTACAATCCAGGCCCTGACCACGGTCAGAATGGCATTTACAAAGCTATCATTCGATTCGTGCCATGGGCACAAGACCCAAAGCAGAGTAAGTACAAGAAATACTCAGCTAAACTCATCAATCCGTTAACGAACGAGAAACTCTTCGTTGACTGTCCGTCAACTACCGGAGCCCCTTCAATCCTGTGGTCGCTCGCCACCGAGCTAAAGAACTTGAAGGACTCAGAACCTCAGATCGTTGAAGAAATCAAGAAGTACTTCAACCGTTTCTACAATTACTACTCTTGCATTTACATCAAGAGAGATCCCCAGTTCCCGAACCTCGAAGGACAGATCAAAGTTTACTCGTACGGCTACGGAATCGACAATCTCATTCAGCAGGAAATCAATCCTGAGTCCGAAATCGTGACCGTGAAGAAAATCAATCCGTTCTCTCTTACCGAGGGTAAGGACCTCGTCCTCGTTGTAAAACGTAAGACCAAATTCTGGAGAGATTACAGCGCTAGCAAGTTCATGAACGAAGTTAGCCCTCTCATCATTTCACACAATGGCAAGGAAATCCCGGTTTCTACCGAGCCTAAGGTTGCTAAATTCGCGACCGAATTCCTCAGGGCGAACTCCCCGGACCTCAGCCAGTACTTCCTCAAAGAATGGACGGAAGAAGAATACGTCAAGATCGCCGAATTCATCAAGGCAATCGTTCCTTACAAGCAGATCATTGACAATCTGACATCCAATATTAAGGACGAGAAGATGAAGAAACTCTTCACCAGCACGAAGACCATCACGCGTAACAGCGCACCAGCTGGCGAATCTCTCGAATTCACACCCGCTCCGGCTAATCAGCAAAAAAGCGAAGCTCTCTCAATCGAGATAGACGAGCCTACTGCCGAATTGCCTACGATTTCTAACGATCCGCTAGACGGCATCGAAAATGATGAACCGCAGAGCGAATCTCCAGCTCCTCCAGCAAACACTGGAAAGGGAAAGAAATCCGATGAACTGAACGATCTGTTCAAGGATCTCTAAAAAATATCAGTTTACTGATGGACGAAAACCTCAATAAGGCTGAAGCAGCTGTCCCTTCTAACGAGGGGACAGCTCCAACAGCTGAAAACAAGCAACCAGTGACCACTCTTTTGGGGTCTATTAGTTACAGTAACGAAGCAGATTACGAAGCTTTCCTGAACGGACTGACTTTGGAACATGCAGTCGTTATCTTGATTGCCTCCGCAAATTACGCGCAAGCTAAGGGTGCATTCAGCTTAAACGAAGCCGAACTTATCAACAAGGCTATCAGACGCCTAAGGCTTATTCGAAAACCTGAACCACCAGCAGAGACTCCGAAAACTCAACCGACTCAAGCGCCAGCGGAACCAGAACAAATTGAACAGCCACCTTTAGACGAAAATCAGTCATGAACATAGTTATCGACGGTAACGCATTCTTAAACGTATCAACCAGCATTGTCAAGAACATACTTGCGAACGATAAATCAGTAGGAGAAAAGTATTACGTTAGCGACTTACTGTCGGACGATAAGTTCATGCTCAAACAGGCGAGCAAGGATCAATTCAGGAAATTCTCCTTAAATTACTTAGGCAGCATTTTCGCCCCATTCAAAGAGAACATCAGTTCGGTCTTTATTGTATTTGACTCCAGAAGCTGGAGAAAGCAATTCATTAAGGATCATTTTGATGAACATGGTGAGGGCGATTTTGCGTATAAGGGAACTCGTAAGTACGATGACAAATCTTACCTGTTCTTCGAGTACTTCCAGAACGAACTTCTTCCAGATTTAGTTGAAGAGTATGGGGTCATTACAGCAAGAGTTCACGGAGCAGAAGGAGACGATCTGATCGCTTACCTTTGCGAGAACGTAAAGGGGGACATCTGCATTTGGTCGGTCGATAAGGATATGACCCAATTGCTTGAGAGCGGAGATCGTAAGGTCATCCTTCTCATGCCGAAAATGCAGACCAAATTCAAAAAGATCTACACTACCGAGGATTTCGATAACATCGAGAAGAAGGACATAGATCTTTTCAACATGAAACTCGATTCGATCGATAATTCTGCCGTCATAAACGTTCTGAACGACCTTATCACCAAGGATTACAAGCATTTTCGGATAGACCCAACCGCCGACATTCTAACGAAGATCTTGGCAGGGGATTCTTCGGATGCGATTCCGAGAGTTCATCCTCGCTTGACTCCTGGAAAGGTTATTAAAACTATCGAGCTCATAGGCGAAACCGTTGATTGGAACGATATAAAAAACCTAGTTGATACGGGTGATCCAGAGTTCATGACATTCATGAATAAGGTAATATGTGACGTTCTTAAGATAAGCGATCCTGGTGAATCTCTGACGATCCAGAATAACGTTAATCGTAATCGTAAGCTTATCAGATTGAACACTCAAGTATTTCCGTCAGAAGTACTGGAAGCGATCACCGCGTCGGTGAACCTAAAGGAACGCAGGCGGTTCAACTACTTCAAGTTCAAAAAAAATTACAAGTCCTAATGACAGAAATTACGGGGTTCACCCCATTATTCGAGCGAGTTCTCATCAAGCCGGACGAGCCGGAAAAACTTACCGAAACCGGAATCATTCTACCCGCTTCTTCAATCAAGCGTCCGAACACCGGAACGATCATGGCAGTCGGCCATTTGATTAGCGACTCTAAGGTTCCTATCAAAATCGGAGATCACGTTCTCTATTTGAGGTATTCTGGATTCGATACGGTGATCAACGGGGAGAATTACCATCTTGTCATGGTAAATGACTTAGTCGGAATTATAGATAACTCAGGTAGCAATACCTTCGAGTTAAAAGACTACAGTTAATGGAAAAGATCGTATACGACTTTAATACTTACTTAGTGAACGAAGCCAAGGAGGAATCCGGTGGTATTCGTTTATTTTGCGATATGGACGGAGTTCTCACGGATTTCGATCGAGGATTCAAACGGTTGAAAGCCAACGAAGATCACTTAAAACCTAAGGAGTACGAGAAGAAGCACGGAAAGAATTCTATCTGGCCCCTGATCGACCACCGCGGAATAAAGTTCTGGAAGCGTTTACCATGGAAAAGTGATGGAAGAGAGCTATGGGATTACATCAATCGCTATGCTCCAATCATACTTTCAGCTCCTAGTCGGAGTCCAGATTCAGTAAAGGGCAAATTGTATTGGCTCAAGCTGAATCTTGGAATAAACGAAAAGGATCCAGCAAGAAGTGCTGAGGAATGGGACGGTTCGCAAAAGATAATTCTGACTGCGGACAAGGGAGTTTTCGCCAAATCCAAGAACGATATTCTAATAGACGATCGTCGGTCGAACATCGATAAATGGACGGAAGCTGGCGGAACCGGAATCCTTCATAACGATTCGACCGATACCATTCGAATACTCGAAGAAATTATTTCTAAGCTTCACGGCACGGACGATGAGCAAGAACCTGACGAAACTATCGAACCGGAAAACACGGAACAGACCGAACAGCCGGAAGATACTCAAAATCAAGAACAAGGAGCATAAGTTCTCGGACTTAAACCGAGTGGTGGAGTTGACAAAATCTGTCAGCCTAAAAGGAAAAGGGGACCAATTGGTCCCCTTTTCTTATTGACAAAGTTCGGGTTAGAAGGATGGAGTAAAACCTGTAGACTGCGAAGATAATTGTCCTCCAACCCGCGTGATCGTAATGCGGTTGATGAA